TAAGCACAAACTGGCATAATCCAGGCAAAGCATCAAGGGGAGCGCCAATATAGGCTCTCCCCGCTTATTTTGCGAGGTGATGATATGGGTATTGATATAACTGGCTTCCAGCGCATGCGCAGGGAGCAGGCAGAAAAAGCCAAGAAGGAGGCGGAGGAAAAATGTCAGGATCCTATTGCACAATCGAAGAAGCAAACGAATACTTCGGTAGACGCCTCCACGCAGAAAGCTGGGGGCAAGCAGACGACAGTACCAAAGAAAAAGCCCTCAAGCAAGCAACAAGAGCAATAGACCGGCAGCCGTTGAGAGGGCGAAAGACGAATCCGGAGCAGGAGCTGGCCTTTCCCAGGCACCCGGATACCGAAATACCGGCAGCAGTAAAGGAAGCTTGCTGCGAAGAAGCATTGACACTCATCGAAAGAGGCAACAGCCAGCGTAGGAAGCTCCAGCAGGAAGGGGTGCAGTCGTTCACCTTGGGCAATATGAGCGAAAGCTATGCTGCAGGTGCTGGCAAAGGGCTGTTGAGCCAAGAAGCAAAGGAACTACTCCGGCCGTGGCTGATTGGGGCGGTGAATATCACATGATAAAAGGATATTTGAATCAAACCGCCACATGGCACTATACCACCGGCCTGAACGAATACGGAGAGCCGATAACCGGCAGTAAGTTAATCAAAGTACGCTGGGAGGGCAAGCGGAGGCTGGTCCGAGACAACGAAGGCCGGGAGGTAGTATCAGAGGCTCGGGTATTTTGTACTGAGGCCGTGAAGCCGGGAGATAGGCTCGAATATGGTGGCAGGGAATGGCCGGTGATTGCTGTTTCTACTGTACCCGGACTGGACGGGAAAGAAAATCATAGGGAGTGTGCGGTCTGATGGCAAATAATAAATGGCGCATTAAAGAGGCCGTCAAGATTGCAGAGGATGCGGGCTTGAAAGCGCTTAGAACCGGAGCAGAGGCTATACTCACAGAGGCTATTGATGAAGCACCCATAGAGACTGGCACACTTCGCCGCAGCGGTACCGTAACCGTCGGGGCGCTGCCGGACGGGGCGCAGGTGTATGAAGCTGCTGAATCCGGTACTGAAATGAAAGATGCCTTTCCCGGTCAGGAAGGTAAGGAAAAGGCTGTGTACATCAGCTTTAATACTCCGTATGCCCGCAGGATGCATGAGGATTTAGGTTACACGCCAAAGAGAGGCGGGGGGCCTAAATACCTTGAGACACCATTTAATGCAAACAAGGACAAAGTGTTAAAGATGGCTGAGACAAAAGTTAAAAAGGCCCTTCGAGACGCCAAATAAATTTAAGGAGATGATTTAGTTTGGCTCTATACGGAGAAAAGCACCCTAAATATAAACCAGAGCTGCATATTCCAAGACCATGCGCTTGCGGCTGCGGTGAAATGGTTGTTGGGGCAAAGGACGGTAGACTGAAGAGGTTTAGGAAGGGGCATTGGGCAAGAGTTCATAATCCAATGAAAAACCCGGCAACAGTAGCAAAATTCAAAAGAGAGAATCATGTAGACTGGAAGGAACCCGGAACAAGACGAAAAAGCAAATCTCGTGACGGGCTTTATTATTGGCTTGTCAAACTGGATAATGGTGAATGGGCTTATGAACACAGGCATATTATGGAGCAAAAATTAGGAAGAAAACTTAAAAAAGAAGAACATGTTCACCACCTGAATGGTGATACGCTTGATAACCGTCCGGAAAACCTGGCGGTTATTTTACATTCTGACCATTCAAAGGTGCATTGTACTTTCCCTAATGCCCCAAGAAGAGAATTTATTAACGGCGAGGTGGTAGTAGTGTGATGTTAAACGAAATAGGCACCTATCTACAGTCTCAAGGAATAGGAACCCTTGGGGCTGATTTATTTTTAGGGCTTATGCCAGATCAGCCGGATAACTGCATAGCTCTTTTTCAGTACGCCGGCAGTCCTCCAGACTTACACTGGCCCGGTGAGTACCCGGGTTTGCAGGTGCGGGTACGCAACAAAAGCTATGCGGCTGCAAGGACAAAAATCGGAGAGGCCATGACCGCATTGCATGGGCTGCATGAGCAAACGCTGTCCGGCACTCGGTACCTGCTTATCAAAGCCCGGGGCAGCCCAGAGGTATTGAAACGTGATAACAACAACAGGGTAGAACTATTTGTGAATTTTGAAATCATAAAGGAGCGTGATTGAAATGGCAATAGCAGGATATGGTGGCGGTGTATACATTGGAGACGCGCCGAAGAAGGTTGCAGAAATCGCAAACTGGAGTCTTGACATGAGCGCAGATGATATTGACATCACCAGCTTTGACTCCGAGGGCTGGAGAGAAAGAATACAAGGCATAAAAGAATGGTCCGGATCTTTTGAGGGCAATTTCAAGCCGGATGACACAGACGGGCAAGCATCCCTAATAAATGCGTGGCTTACCGGGCAGAAAGTAAAGCTGGAGTTGCAGGTAAACGCGTCTGTGAAGTTTTCGGGAGACGCGTTGATAACTCCCAGTATCGAGACACCGGTTGACGACAAAGCAAGTTTCAGCTGCGACTTCTCCGGAACCGGTCCGCTGACACCGACACTTGGTGGCGGTAGTTAATGGCTATCAGGGGCATGATAGGGGCGGTGTATGAAAGTGATGCCGCCCCTATTTCTGAAAATGTTGCATTGTTGTTTGACTGGGTTCTGGAAGTTCAACATAGAAAAGAATATACCTATGGACCAGAAATACATGGTGTACTCACCGGCTGGCATGTGAAAGCAGAAAGCTACTGGGCATCAAAATATATACCACAAGGGCGGTATTATGTCCGGCTATTTATCGGCAAAGGAGATGACGCGAGAACTCTGGCCGGGAATGTAGAACTTCCGGCATTGAAAATGGCAGAAGAAATAACAGAAATGAAAATAACTTTTGAAGGCATAGGCCAATTAATACAGGAGGGATAACATGCCGAGAAATAAAATCATTGAATTCGCAGGTAAATCCATAAACGTCCAGGAGAAGCGCATCGGTGAACTCGAGATACTCGTGCGCGACCTGTTTCCTAACACAAAAGGGAAGCTGAAGAACCTGGATAAAGCGCTGAACGATCTCGAAATCGACTGGGACCTGCTGTATAAGAAGATTCCGGTCGTGTTCCCGGAAATCACAGAAGATGACGTGAAAAACGCCTACATGTCAGAAATCGAGGCGTTGATCGGAGCATTCGTCGACGTAAATTTTTTCGCACTCAAGCAGATGATCCCGAAACTGATCCTTTTGGCTCAGACTGGCTCAGCCCGGAAATAATCGTTCTGCTTGGACGAGAATTCGGATGGAATGTTGACGAAATACGACAGCTTCGACCGAGTGAACTGCAAGCGATTTTGAAAGAGCTACAAAGGCAGAAACTGCTCGAAGAATACCATGAGCAAAGGAACAGATGGGCTTTTCTGGCTGCCGTGATATCTAACGGATTCGCCGGAATAGTCCGGATGTTCAGTAAGCGCAAGGGTAAGCAAAAGGAAATCACACCCGATGACTTCATCAGTAAGGAACTAAAGAAGTTGGCTGGAATAGATACTATCGATAAAAAGCCAGGGAAGGAACCCGGCTTTGAGAAACACATAAAGGATGCGAAGGCAAAAGGACTAAAAGGACCGTGGTAAACGGTCCTTTTTACTGCTTATAAAGGCAGGTGATAAGACATGACAGTCGGACAAGTATTAGCAAAACTTGGTGTTGATTCGAAGGAATACGAAAAGGGATTGAAAAAAGCAGAGAGTCAGGCAGATAAGGCTGGGTCTAAGATAGGCAATATATTTAAAAATGCTTTTTCTGTTACTTTAGGTATGGGCATGTTCGAAGCCCTAAAAAAAGGATTCAAGTCTGTTATTGGCGCATCGGTTGATTTTAACTCCATGCTTCAGACAGCACAGATCGGTTTTTCTACAATGCTGGGTAGTGCAGAAAAGGCTCAGGCTTTTTTGAATGACATGGCAGACTTTGCCGCGAAAACTCCATTCGGCTATGAAGAACTCCTGGATGCATCTAAAAAGATGCTTGCCTATGGATTTGCTGCTGAAAATGTCCTTCCTATATTGAAAGCTGTCGGTGATGCTGCTGCAGCTCTCGGCATGAGCGGTGAAGGTATTGACAGGATCACTCTTGCTCTGGGTCAGATCTATGCGAAGGGCAAGCTATCCGGAGAAGAAATGAGACAGTTGACAGAGGCCGGAATTCCAGCATGGCAGATGCTCGCTGAGGCTATGGGAACGACTGTCCCCGAGCTCCAAAAGATGGTTTCAAAAGGCCTTGTCCCCGGAGCTAAAGCGGTAGAAATGCTGACTAAGGGCATGACCCAGCGCTTTGGCGGCATGATGGCTTCCATGGAAAATACCTGGCAGGGCGTCACGTCCAGCATAAAGGACATATGGCGTATGACCGTCGGCACGCTGACGCAAACGCTGTTTGGCGGGCTTAATGCCATGCTGATACAGGTCCGTGACTTCATGACGGCTTTCTACACATATTTGCAAGGCATCCTCGGCAAAAAGGCAAAACAATCGACCGACGCCCTTGTCGGCAGCACAAAGGCGCAGGCAGCAGCTATAACCGAGGTCGGGGACGCATCAGAGGAAGCAGCAAAAAAGGCAAACAAGAACCTGCAGGCGTTTGACGAGGTGCATCAACTCCAGGAAGATATGAGTGATACTGCTGTCGGCGATATTGCAGTACCGGGTGCCGGACCTGTTGCGCCGTTGGAGCTTGAGGATACAGGAGAACCTACAGCCTTCTCGAAATTCCAGGAGGTCCTTGAAAAGCTGGCGGTTTTGTTTGATCCGGCTATCCAGGGATTCAATAGGCTTAAAGAAGCGGCCCAACCTCTGATATCGAATGTCGGCGAAGGTCTAAAATGGTTCTGGAATGAGGTTCTTGTTCCTTTCGGGTCGTGGGTAATTTCTGAAGCCATACCGGCATTTTTTAATTCCGTGGGCGGAGCTATTTCTTTTGCAAATAGCGTCTTGGAAACATTCAAACCTCTGGGGCAGTGGTTGTGGGATAATTTCCTGATTCCTATTGCAAACTGGACTGGTGGCGTGATTGTGGATGTTCTTAACTGGTTAGCTCAGGCATTAACCGATATCGGCAACTGGATCGCTAAACATAAAGGGCTTATTGAGGCACTGGCCATAGCCATTGGAATAGT